TACAACTTCTTGATTTTTACGGGGGACTTAGTTCCCCCTTTTATGTTTATTTGATTTTGTAATTAACTTTTAGGCAATCATGGCACAACCAGAAAATAAATTTTCGTTGTTTGGTTTCACTATTTCTCGTAACAAAAACGAGCAAGAGGCAACCGCACAACCGACCTTTACACCACCTTCAAATGATGACGGTGCATTAACTATTACATCTGCCGCTTACTACGGTACGTATGTAGATTTGGACGGTACAGCCAAGAACGAGGTAGAACTTATCTCTCGTTACCGTGAAATGGCTATGCAGCCAGAAATCGAATCAGCGATAGATGACATAGTTAATGAAGCAATTGTGCAAGACGATGATGGTACAATTACTGAGATTGTTTTGGATAACCTGAAACAACCAGATAAAATCAAGAAAGCCATCAAAGAAGAATTCCATAACGTTCTACGCATGTTGAACTACAACAACATGGCACATGATATCTTCCGTAGATATTATGTTGACGGTAGAATGTATTACCATATTATTGTGGATCGTGAGAACCCACAAGAAGGTATCAAAGAACTACGTTATATTGATCCACGTAAACTACGTAAAGTACGTGAAATCAAAAAGATGAAAGACCCAAGAACTGGTGCTGACATTATGAATGTGGTAAATGAATACTACCTTTACAATGACAAAGTAACCACAGGTACTTCATCTTCAACCAATTACGGACCTATTGGGGTTCGTATCACAACGGACTCCGTCATTTCAGTTGTATCTGGATTGATGGACTCACGTAGAGCTGTCGTTCTGAGTTATCTACATAAAGCTATCAAGCCTCTCAACCAATTGCGTATGATTGAGGATGCAACGGTCATTTACCGTATTTCGAGAGCTCCAGAACGCCGCATCTTTTACATTGATGTGGGTAATTTGCCTAAGATCAAGGCAGAACAGTATCTACGTGATATCATGGTCAAGTACAAAAACAAACTTGTCTATGATGCCAACACTGGTGAAGTCCGTGATGACCGTAAGTACATGTCTATGTTGGAAGATTTCTGGTTACCTCGCCGTGAAGGTGGTAAAGGTACAGAGATTACCACACTACCAGGTGGACAGAACCTGGGTGAGCTGGAAGACGTAAAGTATTTTGAGAAGAAACTGTATAAGTCTCTATGCGTTCCTGTCTCCAGATTGAATCCTGAAACGTCTGGATTCACACTAGGTCGTTCAACAGAAATCACACGTGATGAATTGAAATTCTCCAAGTTTGTTGACCGTCTACGTAACAAATTTACAGAAGTGTTTGACCAAGCTCTTCGTGTACAGTGCGTACTAAAAGGTATCTGTACCGCAGAAGAATGGGACATTTTCAAAGAAAGTATCTACTACGACTTTATCAAAGACAACAACTTCACAGAGTTGAAGGAAGCAGAATTGATGCAGAACCGTTTGGGTCTGTTGGCTGCGGTTGATCCATATACAGGTCGTTACTTCTCTCAGGCATGGATCCAACGTAACGTATTGCGTTTGACTGATGACCAAATCAAAGACATGCAAGTGGAGATTGATGAGGAGAAGTCAGAAGGTATTGGTTTACCAGTTGCATTATCTAACGCTGCGGCACAACAACAAATGGTTGGTGACGTAGAACAAGAACAACAACAGGATCAGGCTGAACATCAAGCAGGCCTAGATTCACAAGCAGAAAAAGATAAGCCAAAATCTGAAAGTAGAACTTTTGATAAATTGAAACGTATACTATAAATATTTTAGGAGATGAAATAATGGACTCAAGACAAATTATCGACTACGCTGACCAAGATGACGCAACACAGTTTCGTGCTGGTTTGTATGCTGCCATCCATGACAGAGTATCACAACATATTGAAACAATGAAACAAAACGTTGCACAAAACTTGATGCAAGCACAGGAAGAACCTTCTCAGGAACAAGAAGTTGAAAACACTTAAAGATTTCATTTCTAGTAAAGTTGAAGAACCTCAAATCGTTGAAGAAACGGTTGAGGTTGAATTACCATTAGAAATTCAAACTGCACTAGAGATTAGTAATCTGCAAGAAGCAAAAGGTGATTCACCTTCGGATTTGCCTGCCATTCTTATCATGCGTAGAAAGTCTATTCGTCAAATGTCGAACGGACAAAAAGTTGCTTTGTACTATGTTGACAAATTAGATAAATATGTAACGATTCCATATGGTGATAATGTGTGGTTTACTAACTCACAGACACACGAATCTATTGAAGAAAACGTTATACATCATTTACAAAATATTGTGGACAACCATTCTGCAAAGCCTATCAAGTTCAAAGACGGCAAGACAATGAAGGTTGATGTTCAAACCGCAAACGTGGTATTGAATGTACATAAAGCTTTGAATGATGAGAATAAAAAGAAGGTTGCCGATATGGCACACAAGAGTAAAGAACACTTCGGTAGAGTCGTTGACTTTGCTTGGAAACATTCCAAATTCAAATAATAGGAAAATAACATGGCAGGAAATGTATTTACATATCAAGTTCTAAAAGACACTACCGAAAAGACAGTCATCAAACTTACTGGTTCTTTTGACGGTACTGGTGGTCAAGAATCAAACACACGCCGTATTGTGGCAAACACATTGTACGGTGCATTAGACAGTTCTAAAGCAAACCTATTGGCAAGTTCAGCAAACACTGGACCACTTCCATACTACGGTTTGGCAATTCACCGTTTGTGGTATGATTGTGTGAATCCTAATGCAGCTGACGTAGAGTTGTTCTACAACGGTGACACCACACAAACAATCGCTTTCCTAAGTGGTACATACGAATATGACGCAGCACAAAACTGGATCACTTTTGGTCCTGCAAACCCTGCGGCGGCTAACGTAAAAGGTGACATTGGTATCCGTACAAGAGGTATGGGTGCAAACTGTTCTTACACAATTATTGTTGAATTGCGTAAAGATAATGCAATGTATCAACGTGGTCAGATTACAGATCCAGCTGGCTGGAACTACGGACCTTATTCAGTATCTCCATAATGAAAGACTTTTTGAATGAACTATTCCATGGTGACACGGTTGTTGCCATGGATTATTTTCAGGATAAATTAGAAGAAGTCATTCAGGATAAACTGGATGAAATGAAGTGCAGTATTGCACATGAAATGTTTGAAGATTTTGGTGTTGATTATGAGGTATTCAGAGAAGTAATCTCAGAAGCCAACGTGCAAAGAATGGGTAGAACCAAACTCATTAGAGTTAGGGTTCGTGGTGGTAAAGTACAGCGTAGAAAGAAATTTTCTGCTGTAAAAGGATTTACAATTCGTGGTGGCAAAATGACACGCATGAGTTCTCAAGAGAGACTTCATCGTAAAATGGCCGCACGAAAGTCAAGGTTCAAACGCCGTGCTCATTTGAAGCAAGCATTGAGAAAGAGAAAGATATCTCTAAGAAGAAGAAAGGCTATGGGATTATGAAACTCATAAAAGAAGTTGTAGAAAACGTAAACTATCTTACGGAAGAAAAAGACGGCAAAAAGGCACTCTATATTGAGGGTCCTTTCTTGGTCGCAGAAACGGTAAACCGCAACAAACGCATGTACAAAGAAGAATCTATGCGTAGAGAAGTGAACCGTTATAACGAAGAATATGTACTAAAAAATCGTGCCTTCGGTGAACTGGGTCATCCAGACACACCAAGCATCAATCTTGACCGTGTATCACACATTTGTGTTGGTTTGCGCCAAGAGGGTAATGTTTGGATAGGCAAAGCTAAAATTCTTGAAACCCCAATGGGAAACATTGCTCGCCAAATCATTGAAGGTGGTGGACAACTAGGTGTTTCTTCACGTGGTATGGGTACCGTGAAAACAATCAACGGTGTCAATATTGTTCAAGATGACTTTTATCTGGCCACAGCGGCGGATATCGTAGCCGATCCTTCCGCACCTGGTGCATTTGTACAAGGTATCATGGAAGGTAAAGAATGGATGTTGGTCAATGGTATTTGGACTGAACAAAACTATGAAGAAGCTAAGAGAGAAATCAAACAAGCTTCTCAGAAACAAATTGAAGAAGTCAGTCTGCGTATCTTCCAAAATTTCATCAATAAATTATAATTTATAAATATCCAATATATAAAATCAAGGAGATTTTCAACATGGGAAAATTCAATCTATCTGATGCCGCTAAAGCAATCTTGACAGAAGGTTCTAAAGAAACTTTTGATGCAAACATTGCAGCAAAACGTGGTCAACGTGGTGGCGAAAGTACAAAACCTCTAGTAGGTCAAGACAAACTATCAACATCTGTTGCTTACGGTCAACACGATGCAGGTAAAGTTGGTGATGCTCCAGAAGAGCATGACGAACATAACCCAGATTACACAAAGGGTACACCTCACGCAACACCTCCAGGTGCAACACCTCCAGTTGGTTCACAACCAGCACACAAGTTGCCACACCAGCCAGGTCAAGATGCAGCTGCTGAACACAATGTTGTTCAAGAACCAGCTACAGACTATTCTTCTATCCGTGACCGTGTGAAGGCTAAGTTGGCAAAACAAACTATGCAACCTAATCCAGGCGCACACTTCCAAGCTTACGGTGAAGATATGGACGCTTTGTTTGCAGGTGAACAATTGTCTGAAGATTTCAAATCTAAGGCATCTACAATTTTCGAAGCAGCTGTTATTGCTAAGGCAGAACAAGTTGCAGAAGCAGTTGAATCAGAATTGGTTGAACAATTCGATGCAGCTGTTGAACAAATCAAAGAAGAATTGGCACAAAAACTTGATGACTATATCTCCTACATGGCAGAAGAATGGATCAAGGAAAACCAAATCGCTATCGAAAAAGGTCTACGTGCAGAAATCGTTGAAGATTTCATGGCAGGACTTCGTGACCTATTCGTTGAACACTACATCGACATTCCTGAAGATAAAGTAAACGTTGTTGAAGAATTGACAGACAAAGTTACCGAACTTCAAGATGAATTGAATGAACAAATCCAAGCAGCCGTTGAATTGAAAAAACAATTGGACGAAAGCAAAAAGAATGAGGCAATCCATGCAGTATGTGAAGGCCTAACGCAGACTCAAGTGGAAAAAATGAAACAACTCGCAGAGGGTGTGGAGTTTACTACTGATGAAGAATTCGCCGACAAATTGGTTACTCTAAGAGAATCTTATTTCCAGAGTGACGTAAAAGTTGCGGATAGTTCTGCATTGAACGAGGAAGTAATCGTAGAAGAAGATAATAAGCCTGCAGCGAATATCGACCCTACAATTGCAGCAATCGCAAGAACAATTTCACAAACTAAGAAGTAATTTTTTTATAAATAAAAATTACCGTTATAATAATAACAAATTAGGAGTTATTTCACATGTATCTTTCAGAAGAACTACAACAAAAATGGGCACCAGTTTTGGAACATCCAGAACTTGAGTCCATCAAAGACCCATACAAGAAAGCTGTTACAGCAGTTATCTTGGAAAACCAACAACGTGAGATGGCAGCTGCCGCTCAGCAATTGAACGAATCTGGTGCAGGTACTGCTCCAGCCAACTTGACTGGTGGCGTTCAAAACTTCGACCCAATCTTGATTAGCTTGGTTCGCCGTGCATTGCCTAACTTGATCGCTTATGACGTTTGCGGCGTGCAGCCAATGACTGGTCCTACAGGCTTGATCTTCGCAATGCGTGCTAAGTATGGTACAGACCAAAACGCAGCAGGTAAAGAAGCATTCTTCAACGAAGCGAACACAGTATTCACTGGTATCGGTTCTAACGATGCATCTACATACGTTGCAGGTTATGGTATCGCTAACAACAGCACTGGTGACACATTGTCTAGTCCAGTTGCTTCTTTGACAGCTAACACATACACCACTGGTTCTGGTATGACTACTGCTAACGCAGAAAACCTTGGTGCAACAACTGGTGCTGACTTCTCTCAAATGGCATTCAGCATTGAAAAAGTTACTGTTACTGCTCGTAGCCGTGCTTTGAAGGCAGAATACTCACTTGAATTGGCACAAGACTTGAAGGCAATCCATGGTTTGGATGCTGAAACAGAATTGTCTAACATTCTGTCTACAGAAATCTTGGCTGAAATCAACCGTGAAGTTATCCGTACTATCTACGCTACTGCTGTTGCAGGTGCTCAGTGGGGTACAACTACTGCTGGTTACTTCGACTTAGACACAGACTCTAACGGTCGTTGGTCTGTTGAACGTTTCAAGGGTTTGATTTTCCAAATCGAACGTGAAGCGAACACTATTGCTAAGAAAACTCGTCGTGGTAAAGGTAACGTTCTGATCGTTTCTTCAGACGTTGCATCTGCTATGGCTATGGCTGGCGTGTTGCAGTACACACCTGCATTGTCTGCTGACTTGCAAGTTGATGACACTGGTAACACATTTGCTGGTTTGTTGCACGGTCGTATCAAAGTTTACATCGACCCATACTTCGGTGGTTACACATCTAACATGGAATTGGTAACAGTTGGTTACAAGGGTTCATCTCCTTATGACGCTGGTATGTTCTACTGCCCATACGTTCCTCTACAAATGGTTCGTGCAGTTGACCAATACACATTCCAACCAAAGATTGGTTTCAAGACACGTTACGGTATGGTTGCAAACCCATTTGCAGAAGGTATCAACGTTGGTACAGGCGAATTGAAAGCTCGTACAAACGAATACTACAGAATTTTTGGCGTAAAAAATCTGATGTAATCATCAGCGAAAACAAAGACAGCACAGACTGTCGTTTTCAAAGACCACCTTCGGGTGGTCTTTTTTTTGGCTCCTAAATACTGGTATGAGCGCACTAACAAGAAACCCACAAAATACTAATCCATTACAACCCACCAAGTTTCTATTGACATTCAGTAGAATTGGTGACACACAGTATTTTTGCCAACAGGTAAATCTACCAGGTGTCACA